TTAATAATCTCATTCAACCTATTTAGAGGAATCTTATAATACTGTATAAGATGCCTAAACTGCCAATGAACTATAACAATGCTGTTATTTATAAAATTGTATGCAATGACCTTACTATCACAGACTGCTATGTAGGTTCAACTACTAATTTTACAAAACGAAAGTGTCAGCATAAATGTAATTGTAAAATCCAACCCCAAAAAGTTTATGAATTTATAAGACAAAATGGAGATTGGGATAATTGGTCTATGATATTAGTAGAGGAGTTCTCTACAACATCAAAACTTTTGTTAGAACAGCGTGAGCGTTATTGGATTGAAACATTGAACGCAACTTTAAATAAATATGTTCCAAGTAGAACAGGTAAAGAATATTATCAGGACCATAAAGAAGACATATCAGAACAAAAAAACCAATATCGACAAGACCATAAAGAAGAAAGGTCAGAACACCAAAAACAATATTATCAAGACCATAAAGAAGAAATAACAGAACGCCAAAAACAATTTTATCAAGAACATAAAGAACATATATTAGAACACCAAAAACAATATCAACAAGACCATAAAAAAGAAATTGCAGAAAAACGACGTATTCGTCGTTCAAATCTATAAATTTTGTTAGTTTGTTAGTTTATATGAATACAGACTATCGTACTCAAGCAATCCATTTCAATAAAGATACAAATACATTCGACCAGTGCTTAGAATGGATATGCAATAATGGTTTTAAAATCAAACAGGTAACCGAAACAAAATATGTCTGGGTTTTCCACCAGTTGTCGCCAGCATATATGAAACGTATTGGATACGCCGACTATCGTTGCAAGTTTGGCAATGATAAGGTTTGTATAATTAAGGGATTTAAAACAATAAAATCTAACAAACTAACAAATGGGAGTCTATGAAACTGATATGTACGCCGATGGTATGACTGAATTGTGCTTGACTTGTCACCCTTGTCTTGCAACTGCATTTTATGAAGTCCTTCTAATATACGGGTATATATAAATGATGCACCCCCTTATCTGGTTTATTGCCCTATTTTATTTAGGCATCATCTCTATTGAAACAGTTATGATTGTTCGAAATAAAGACGAGACCATATTCGATGTCATTGTTAAAACCGCCTGTGGCATCGCCAAATACATTACTATCAAATCGAATAAAGATGTATAACCGATTTAAATATGTTATAATACATATATTAAGGAAGATGTATAATAAAGTTGCAATTTATAAATGGCGAGAAGCACACCCTGAAGAATACCTTGAACTATCTCGGTCTGTTGCCCTCAAAAGCAAATGGAAGAATATCGAACAATCAAGAGAACGAAATAAATTACATAAACGATTTATGACCGAAGTCAAAAGATTTAGGAATATAGATATATTTTAATTCAACAATTAATTTTGAATTAAAACAATTAAGTTCAAATGACTTAAATAATTATCTCCAGAGTATGTATAAATGAAATTCCTCAAGAACTGGACGATTGATTTAGCAACTATTCCTGCTTATGTTGAGTTCAACCAAGATTTTATTGAAGACATTGATTATGAACTGGCAAATATCATTTTGAATTCAAACGATGAACGCATATCTCCTGAAAGTATGGACGAGTTCCGGAAACTGGTTCATTGTATTAATCCAACCACTAACAAATTAAAAGTCAAATACTCCCCTCGCAGGGGAATTGGTCGCCGTTATGCTGATTGTCCTACCCCTACTTACCCTGATGGTAAGACTAATCCCTCATTTGGGAAATATTATGCTGGTCTTATCGCAATGCCCCGCCTTATCAAGAATACGATATTTAAATACCATGGTTATGATGACTCTGATATGGCAAAGGGTCATCCAACCATTCTTTTTGAAATTGCAAAACGTAATGGTCGTGTATTGACCGCATATGATGATTACTTGAAACCCAATAGATTCGATGCCATTGTTGCCGAATTATCCGCCTTCTATTCTGCTGATGCTGAAACTCCACTTACCAAAAAAGACATCAAATGGTTATTTAACAAGACCATATATGGTGGCGGATTCAAGGAATGGATTAAGGATATTAAGACAGGTAAAAAGAAAAACCAAGATGGACGTATTATTGAGGTTCGCCCTGCAAGAGAGGTTCAAAATGAAACAGTATTGCATCCCTTGTATCAGGCATTTTATAATGACACTCAAAGCATAATCTCACTTGTGTATGAAAGCAATCAGGCACTCGTTGAGGTTGTATGTGCTGAGATTCCAAATACGGAGGACAATCAATGGAAACGCAAGAATCGCACAATGTCTTATTTTTGTGGAATCATTGAAAACGAGATTACGTTTCAAGCATACAAGTTCGCATGTTCAAAGGGTTTATGTGCCAAGAGGTGCGTTTCTTGGGGGTATGATGGGTTTACCATTCCAAATAAAATCCCACTTGAAATGATGGCAGAATTAAATGCCTTTGTATGTGCCAAGACTGGTTTATCAGGTGTTCGTTTTGTCAATAAAGCGTTTGATGATGCCGAGATTCTAGAAGAATGTATTCAAGCACGTAATTCAGTTGTTCCAACCATTTCCAATTTAAATGAGGTTGATACTGGTATTATTGACAGTTTGACATCTACCCAATTAGTCGCCATCAATGCATCTATTGATAATATAAATGACTTTGGACTTGCAACTGCTTTCAATGCATTATACGGTTCAAACTATGTTTGCACTAACAACAACCGCAAGGATTTCTACTGTTTTGATAAAATAACCAACCTTTGGGGTGCCAAGTGTGGCGATTCACCTATTAGAAATCAAATATCAACCGAGTTTAAGTCTGTATATGAGTGTATGCAAATTCAAATGATGAATGATTCACCAGAGGAATCTAAAATGGGAATCAAAAATGCGGGTCTTATTATGCAACGATGTGGTCAGTCGGGAGATAAAGACCATATTGTGAAGGAATTGTCTGACCTTATCAAAGACACTGACTTCCCAGACGATATAAATAAATCACTCTATATGATTCCTACCAATGATGGTTGCGTTCTTGATATGAGGACACTAACCTCTGTGCCTCGCACTATCGAACATAAGTTCTCTTTTGAAATCAATGCAAAATACATTCCTTATGATGAGACTATACCTTCATTTGATGTGGTTGATAAATATTTTAATGACCTATTCTGTGGTGATATGGATACTAAAAACTGTTTTATTAATGTATTGAAAAGTGTCTTAACTGGTAGGGCATTGAGATATATTTACTTTTGTATTGGAGTAGGGTCTAACGGTAAATCATTGTTCTTTAAAATACTGGGTAAAATTTTTGGAAAATTCGTTGATACTATTGCAAGTAGTGTTATCATCGAACAAACAGGCACAAAATCCGCATTGAATACCGAGATAGAAAAGTTAGACCAGTGTCGCATTGCACTAGTTTCAGAATTATCGGGTATAACCAAGTTTAACGAATCAACCATTAAACAAATTACAGGTGGAGATGCATTCAATTTACGAACCCTGCATACAAAGGATAAAACTATGCAACCCACTACCAACATTTTTGCACCTCTTAACGTAGGTAATATGCCTTCATTTGATGGCGATTCAAGGGCATTTTTAAATCGGTTTATTACTTTTCGGTTCAATGGTGTTTTTAAAACAAACACTGCGTTTGAAGCAGAGATGCTTGAATTAAGTGATTACATATTCAGTTATATTATGCACTTTGGCACTATTTGTGATGAGTTTGAATTGTCTGCGGAGATGTGTGCCGAGAGAGATAAACATATTGAAGACAACAAGGATACTTCAATTGAAGAGTTTTTGGCAGAAACATTGGAGGACTGCGTCAATGATAAGGCAACTAACAAACTCATTGTGGTTAATGACCTACGTATTCAGTTCGATTCTTATTGCTCTCAAAACAAATTAAAAAATGCATACAACAAGCGGAAGTTCAATGAAAAACTGAAGGCACTTGGACTTGACATTAAAGATTCAAATAGTAAGGTTATGCTTTATGGCAAACGATTCAAAGAGCCTGAAGATGAGGATATGTAAAACTAATTCAATTTTATTGTAAAACTGTAATAAAACTGAAACAAATAAAAGCGGGACTATCGCCAAAAAGGGAAACAGTGGTTTTCGAAAACCACTGATTCTTTTATTTTTTTTAAAACCACTGATTCTATTTTTTTTGATGTTTTCCTCTAAAAACTGATTTAAATCGTAGGGTAGTCCCTATGCTTATTTCTATTTTTTTTATAATAATAGTAAAAGAATCAGTGGTTTTGACAGTGGTTTTCATTAAAAAATATAGATTCATATAGACCCTTCCCCGATTTTTCTGCAGAATAAAATAAATACAAAAGGGCATTTCAAAAAAAATAATTCAAAAGTGAAAACCACTGACCCGAAAACCACTGTTTCCCCCTTTTCCGGCGATAGTCCCGTTTTTATTTGGATTTTTCTATTGGATTTATTTGACGCCAACAAGGGTTTTAATTTCAATGGTGGTATTCATTTTGAACGAGGTTATAAGTTTGTTATATTTTGTTTGAACTAAT